ATTTGATGAGGTGAAAAGCGAATTTTATTACTATTGATTACTTTTAATTCGACAGTGAAAAAACCTTTAATGTCAGTATAACCAAGTAGATCAGGAACACCCAAAGACGCCCAACTTTCTAATCTAGTCCATGATATTAAAGGCGTTTTTCTTTTCAATTCTTGCCACAATTTAGTTTCAGATTTCAAAGTAAATCAACCATACAAATATATATATATTTTATTATTATTTATTTGTCTATTGTGGGATTTTGTGGTATAAAATAAACAGAAAGAGAGAAAGAAAAAATGTATTTAGAGTTTAAAAAATCACCTAAAATTTTAAACATTGACAACAACGCCAAAACAGTCAAAGGCCAAAATTTCGGATATATGACAGCTATTTTTTACGGTGCGTCTGGTTCTCAATCTGGTTTTAATGTCTGCCCCCAAGCTAGTAAAGGTTGTTTAAAATCTTGTTTATATACTGCAGGCCATGGCGCATTTAATAACGTGCAGCAAGGTCGAATAAATAAAACCAGGTGGTATATTCAAGAAAGAGAAACCTTTTTAAACCAACTTAGAAAAGAAATAAAAGCTTTTTTAAACAGAGCTCAAAAGAAAAATTTAATACCATGCATAAGATTAAACGGCACGAGTGATATATCTTGGGAAAATACCGGGATTATGGAGGAGTTTTCAAGCGTTCAGTTTTATGATTATACCAAGGTTTACAAAAGAATTTTAAAATATGTTAATGGCCAAATGCCGTCAAATTATCATCTAACTTACAGCCTGACAGAGGATAATAAAGACGAAGCTATGAACGTTTTAAAACTTGGTGGCAATATTGCTGCCGTTTTTAGATCTAATTTACCTAAAACTTTTAAAGGATTTAAAGTTATAAATGCTGATGAGAGTGATTTAAGATTTTTAGACGGGAATAATATCATTGCTGGATTAAAAGCAAAAGGAAAAGCAAAAACGGATTATTCTGGATTTGTTTTGGAAAGTGAGGAAAAATGACTGACAAAAAAGTAATAAAAAAAGTTAGAGAATGGCTTATTTTAAATATCCGTTCAATGACTATGGATGATGAACTAATAGAAGATAATAAACTTTTATTAAAAGCTATTAGAGATTGGAAACAAGAAAGCGAGAATGAACAATGAAAAAAGAAAAATATTTAAACCTAGATGATGTAATAAAAATATCTATTGTTTTAAATAAAGATAAGTTGACTGTTAGGGATTTATTAGAGGTTATGCATATAAAAACAAAAAGAGCTATAGCTTCTAATATGAATGATGAAGACTTAAACCCCTGGTGGTCCACTAGTAAAGGCGTTAATATTCCAATATTAGATATGGATTTAAATCATATGATAAATGCCTTTTCAAAGTCTTTAAATTGGCAAGAAGTACATAAGCAACAAAATAAATTAAGTACAAAAGAAGTTATAGCAAGCGTCAAAAGTTTTGTTGAGCACTTAGAGAGCGTCAATGATAGATAAAAAAATAATAGATAAATTTCGGGCTGCTAATGTGGCCCGGTATACCCTAGAAATTTTTGAAAATAATAGCAGCATTGAATCTATAACCTATAAGGCACAAGCCTCAAGCAACAAGCAACAAGCCACAAGCAACACACATCCGGATTTATTACCCAATCATGGACCTGAGTATTATGCACCAAGACGCAGGCGTAAAAAATTATTGTAATCTTAAGTAAATTTACTTATATTTACTTCCCATGGGATTACCAAAAATATTAACAGAACAACAAAAAAAATTTGCTGAGTTATTAGTTTTTAATGAGGGTCGTATGTCACCTACAGAATGTGCGTATGAAGCAGGATATGCAGAGGGCTCATGCCATGTAAGAGCTTCAGAACTAAGAAACCCGAATAAATTTCCTTTAGTCGTCAAGCATATGAATAACCTTAGGGCTGAAATGCAAAAGAAATATGAGATCACTTACGAAAAACATATAACAGAATTAGCAAGGATCAGGCAAGAAGCAATTGAAGCTAAGTCTTGGTCTGCTGCTGTTAATGCAGAGGTCGCAAGGGGTAAAGCTGCAGGATTATATATAGAACAAAAAATCATCAAGCATGGTAAACTAGAAGATTTATCAGAAAAAGAATTAGAAGAAAGAATGAAATCTATTATAGAAGAAAATAAAGTTCTTCTTCAAGAGGAGGATTTTGAAGAAATGAAAGATAAAGTTAAGAAACCTAGGGTTTTAAAAATAGTTAAACCTATAAAAGAAGATAACGATTAAGTTAATTTTAAGTGTTCTATTCTTAACACCACACCTAAAGGAATTACTTGAGATCTACCAAACAAATCATCTTGATCGAAATCATCTTTATCAGCAGATATTGTAATAGTCTTTTCATCTTTTTTAATTAGATACCCTAAAGAAGATATTTGACAAGGCTCACTACCTAATAACTCTTCCCTACTTTGCCAAGTAGATAGACTACATTCATTAGTATCTAACCAAACTACTCTAACTATATCCATATTTTCACTATAAGGAATATTAGACCCCCTTCAAGTTTAAATATAAAAATAAAAAATTAGATCGCCATACGGCTAATGAGTTTGATATTTACCAGTGCTTACCACTACTCTGGTAAGCCTTTTTGACTGTTTTAACCTTATTTATCAACCATTCTAGCCATTTACCACCATTACCACACCCTACCCTAGTAAAAATATTTTTTTACACATAGGGGGCCTAATATTCCTTATAGGTAATGCTCTAATAATCCGGCCTCGACACACGTAAATTGAAGCTTTACATCAATTAAATCAGTCATTTCTTCACGGACCACGCTGAAATATTGGTTACAATCGTCATAACTATCGTGAACAATGGATGAAGCCATGCGTACACATTTCTGCTCTACACCTTGACCTATGCAAATCCACCCTACTAAAAAAAATTTTAACAATTAATTTCTAGGAGGATATAAAATGGCCTTGTCTATCATACCACCACCTGCTTTTTTCATACTATTCATAGCATTGGTATAGATAGCTTTGACTTCTTGATCGGTCATAGCCATTAAGGACTTGAGATCTTGCTCTGATAAACCTTGCGCTAATAGATTAATCTCTTTAATCATATCAGTTTTACTTAGTTCCATGGTATTTATCTAGTCTCCTTAAAAATTCGTGCTTATAATATCTTAATTTCTCACCCTCTACAATGAATTCTTGGTAGTAACTATCAACACTACACATCATAACAACACCTTTGTTGATCTGAGTACCATAAACATAATCATGAGCCATGGCGTAAGCTGCTAACTGTAGAAAATAATCCTCGATCCACTCTTCTCGTTTCGGTTTGTTTGTTTGTTTAAAATCCATAATAGCGTCTTGGCCCTCGTGTATTCCTACAAGGTCAGCAGATCCGGCATAAAGACCAGGATAATGCATGACAGCCTCAATACCATAAACAGAGTTTACTTTCGATAAACCTTTACTGATAATTATATTAGCCATAACTCCTGCTCGCTGTCCAATAGAAGTCAAGTCCACATGTTTATTACCTTTAATATATTCTTCGATGATGTGGTGCATTACACTACCTCTAGTGGAAGCAGAGTTCTTAATTCTTTCTGCTTCTTGTTCCCCTACTCTCTTCTTCCATTCCTTTAAAAAACTTTTATCTTTCGTCTCACCTAGTATGGTTGTAACACTTGGAAGTTTTTCTTCACCCACGGCATAATGTCTGTGACCAGAGATTGCTTCTCGAATAGTTTTGGGATAAATAAATTTTTCATTAATCGCAATCGACATATTTTAATTTAACCCCCATTTGTTTTTGTTTTTTATTTAAACTTCTATGAATCTTAGTTCCTTTTCTTCCTGTGGCTCTGACAGAAAAACATTTAGAATCTATCAACGTACAATTACCGTCATCATCAACAGCAATTAAATCAAAGGGAGAGTGAGGATCAACTGCCAAAGCAACCCAATACCCCTTTTTCATGTATTCAATAGCCACGGTCAACTCTCCTAGAGCTCCCTTTGCAGATTTTTTAACCATTATTTTTTCTCTCTCTGGTTAATAGACCAAGCGATATAGTCTCTTAACTCTTTCTTTACAACAGGAGTATATCGTAATGTAGTTAAATTTTCTATCTTCTTCTCTACTTTAATAAGTCTTTGAACGACATTTAAAAACAAAGTATCTTTTTCTTTTTGATTTAACTTACTCCAATTATTTAATATCTTTTCTTCTTCTGCAGTTAGTTTTTCTTTTTTAAGTTGTGGCATTCTATTCTCCCATACTCGGTCCGTGAGGAATTTTTTCCCACCACTTATCTTCT